CATAATTAGATTCATCTAAAGCAGTTTCGCTTTCATGATCAGAATTGTATGGATTTCTTGTTAATTTTATTACCAGACCGCCAACCGCTTTTACTGCCTCAACTTCTTAAGGGAATCTACAATCTGCGATTATGGCAATTTTGGGTTTTTCTTTTTGTATTTTATTTATAGTAGCACTAGACCATACGTTATGTTTCATTTTGCGAAAGATATTTGTGCCAACAAACTGCATAACTTCTCTTGCGGTCATTTGTTTTCCATCATCCCAATAACAATCCACTAATTCGTTTTTTTGATCATCGGAACCATAACACTGGTCGTGCGTTAAGCCTAATACTTCGATGCATATGTTTTCTTTTAGGGGATCTGCAAAATTATATATTTTGGCTTTATTAAAACCTTCTATTTTTCCATTAAAATATTTAACTACAAATTCTGAACATGTAGTTTTACCAGACTGTTTTCTTCCTGCAAACGCTACAATTTTAGTCATAAATGTTTTCCTTGATATAATTTTTAATTTGTGTTTGTATTTCTTCTGGGGTCATATCCCCCACATCATTTTTAGTTATTTCGGGACAAAATATTCTATAGGTTTGGGAAAACTTTTTTATGATTTGTTTTTTAGCAGAAGCTCCTGCCGCATCATTATCGGTCAAAATCACAATATTCATAGCCCCCGACATGTCTAATAAAAATTTTTGTTTTTGCCCAATGCTAGAACCAAATATAGCGACAGAGTTGTGTATAGAATTTTCTTCTAATCTCCAAACATTGCCGGGGCTTTCTACTATTATAACAGTTTTGGTATTCTTTATATGATCTTTTGCAAACCATAGGTTGTATAAGGTTTCTTCGGCCTTAAAGCCTTTATTATGTCTCCACTTAGAATATGAGAAAAGATATTTATCTGGACATTTTTTAGACTGGTCATGGAAATATCCGCAATTGTCACATTTTTCGAATATGCTTCTACCTGTACATCCAATCATGTACTTATAATCAACATCATATATCGGCACTACCACTCTTTGATACATAGGTTTGCCATAGCTATTACAAAATCCTACATCATATTTATCTAATATGTTTTCGGAATAACCTCGATTCAAATAATATTTTGCTGGAATTTGTAAAGAATTTCTAATGGTTTTTCTAGTTATAAATTGATTGTTAAATAATGGTTTGTTATTTATGGTTTTTATATTTTTAACAAATTTTTGTTTTTCATTATTTTTAATTTTAGGTATTTTTGTTAAATCAAGTTTTAGAAAATTTTCAATAAATTTTAAAGCCTCTTTAAACGATATTAGCTTATCGCCATCCTGTTGCCAATTATGTTTTCTGTGGGATAAAATACCTCTAATAAAACCTATAATAGAGGGCATAAATATTTTTTCGCACTGATGGGAACGACATTTCCAATTACCTCTATAAACTTCTCCATAAGGATATATATTCAATGCTGTTGTATTGTCTCCTCCATGCACGGGACATGCAGAAATAAACATCTTATCTGTTTGACGATATTCGATGTCAAAATAGTCCAGCAATTCATCTATACGATCAGATAATTGATCGCTGATGTTTTTCAGTTGTTCTTGATCAAGCGAATGGGATTGCTTGGTTTTGTTGTTCATTGTCAATAATGAATCCATCATCAGAGCCATCGTTAGAGTTTGAATTTAAGAGTTCTATCCTAGTTTTACCTTCTGTAATTTTAGCACACCAACCTTTCATATTACAATTTATATAATCGTTATCGTCTAAACCACCTCCGTGTCTACTAATAACAGGAACCAGTTTACGATTGCCATTTTTAGCACCATCTTCGGCTATTTCTTCATCTGTTTTGCGTTTGAAGATTGTAAAATTACTACATAACCAAATGATTCTATCAGAACCAGAAGCTGTATCTGTAGTTTCTTTAGTTATACCATCTCTATTTAGTTGTACAAATGCAACTATTGGAACTTTATACTTTGTACAAAAATTGTGTAACGCAGTCATCATAAAACCAAGAACTTGGTATTCTTTAAGGTCTTGTGAAATACCCTGAGAATCCATAAGTTTTAAATAGTCATAAAATATAACACAGTCTTTTATTGAACCATCTTCATTGGTTCCTACAACTTTGGAAACCCATCTTCTCATTAATGAGAGCTGCTCGTCAAAACTCTTACCCGCTATAGATTTATAATAAATAGGCACATCAGAAAGTTCTTTAATAGCTTCCTGTATTTTTTGACGCTTAGAGGAAGTGTTAGAAAATTTACCAGTCTCAATATCGTTTATATCTATTTCTGTCATCATGGCCAAAAGTCTGTTGAGATGATCTTCGTGCGTCATTTCTGTGTCTAGATTAAGTACAGGTATACCCTGTTTTGCAATATGCAAACCCATATTATCTACTAACAAAGTTTTACCCGTTTTAGGTCTAGCGGCAATCACATTTACTGTGCTTTTTCTTAAACCTCCACCTATAGATTTATCATAAACAGGAAAGCCTGTAGATATACCGATTTGATCTATAGGATTCTGTATCAGATTCTCTATATAGTCTTCTAAGTCCTTGCTAATTAATATAGGATTATTATCGTTATCATTAAGTTTATTTGTAAAATCAAATACAGTGTCTTCTGCAACATTCAATATCTGTGATATACTTTCCGTTCCATCAATATCTAATAAATTTTCTTTTGCTGTATCTAATTGTTTGTATAGAGATCGAGCTATCGATAATTTTTTAATTTTTGCAGAAAACTTGGCTATATTATTTTGACTTGTATTAAAATGCAAAATAGCTTTTAAATGCTCTATCTCTTCATCTCGCGATAGTATCTGATATAAATTTAATTCTTGAGATGATGACAATATTGATGGTAAATCAATTTGCTTAACATCATGTTGGTCAAATAAATTTTTTAGACACTTGTAGATGATTATATTGCTATCGACAGTAAAACAAGACTCATCCAGAAGCTCTTCCACATCGACATATAAATCTTGTCCAAATTGAATCAATCCAGACAGAACTGCTCTTTCGGCGGATACATCAGTTAACGACATAGTTTATATTAGCCTGAGGATGTTGAGCATTTGTTACATTTATATCTATCTCTAGACTCCGGTAAAATTTTAGCATTTATGGTATCTTCTTTACCACAAACTCTGCATTTAACTTTTATCAAAGACACCGACCTATTTCTGGGAGTAGGAGCATATTGTGCAAGTTTTTTATCTATAGTTGTATCTGACTTATGCATATTCATTTCTGGCATTTCTAAAAACTTATTTTGATGCTCTTCATACGATCTACCCCTTTTTTCTTTGAGTGTTTTGGTATGACTTTTGTTTTTGGAGTTTTTTGTTTTGGGTTTTTCTATTTTTGCATCTACACTTTCATCGTGTATTTGTTCTTCATTTTCTACCACCAGCTTTTGCAAAATACCTATCAAAGCTTTTACATCGTTTTTATCAAGTTCCATGTTTCACCTTATTTTTTTGTATATTCATCAGTATATTGGATAAGTTATTTAGAGAATTAGCTATATAAGATAATCTATTAATTCTTTGTTGCGCATATTTTTTAATTTTATTCAACGAATATGCTTTTTCATTATGCTTTATAGCTTGGATAGATTTTTCAACAAAGCCATAACCTTTATAAGAATTCAGCTCATCTGCAATTACGGTTTTTATTGTTTCGTCAGCCCAATTAAATCTTGCTTGTTCTCTATTAATAGTTCTTTGAGTATGAAAACTAAATTGTGCTAATCTATAAGCTATTTGACCACAATCCTCTGGAGTTAATTTTTCTATTTCATCTCTACTCATGGTTAAGTATGAATTTAACTCAGATTCCGCCATAATTCCAGGATTATATTGTGGTAAACCCATGGATGTTTCATATTCATCTAATATGGTATCCCAATAGGATACTTCTTCTTTAGAATTCATAGTTTTTGTATTCTTTGTTTCCATTGTTCCAAATTTTCGTTGTATGGTAATTCTATATATTCTAGATTGTTATTTTCGCACCAATTCTTTTTTTCTAAATCTCTTTTTTTATGTCTCATAAATCCCAAAGCATTAGAATGATAATGGGCTACAAACTTATAATGTTGCTCTCCGTGAACTTCTATAGCCTTTTTTAATAAAGGTATGTAAAAGTCCAAATACAGTGTTTCTGTTCTTCTAAGAGGAATAGGCACTTCTTGTAAAACGGGTATTGTGGGATATAGGGTTTTTAATAATGCTAGTGTTGATTTATGTAATGAAGACTGTTTTTTTCGATTATTATTTATATGCCCCAATATATTCCATTTTACTCGATTACCATCTAAATCAATTACAAATGTCATTTGAGTCCCATTGTATTTTTAATTTGATCATACAAAGAATCATAGGCATCTTTGTTGTCTACCAAATATTGCCTAACCTTTTCTAGGCCTTGTAATTTTTGTTTATCTTTTTCTTCAAGAAATGATAGTGTATACCAAGATCCTGCTTTGGTTATTAGGCCCATGTCTGAGGCCAAAGTGGCTAATTCCATAGCCTTATCTATTCCTTGTCCATATCGTATATAACTTGTTATAGTTCCTCCAGGAGGACCAATAGCTGAACATTGAGTTATCCATTCAATTTCTTGTCCTATTTGAGTTTCATTATTTTGTGTGCCTACCATCCAGGGTTTATGGAATTTGGCTCTTAGCTTAACATCTGTTTGATATGCTACGGCCTGTCCAGATTTTTCTTTCCACTCTACATTGCCATATCCAGGGTTACCCATCAAATGAGTGATACCTATTACTATGGTCCTATTAACAGGTATAACGTTTGCTACTTTTCTACAAAATTTAGCTAAAAGTTTAGCCCCATCTGCTCTTTGCATTTTATCCATATCCGACGTTATCTCTGCTTCAGTACATAGTGCAGAGTACGAGTCTATTATTAAAACACACTCAGGCTCTTCATTAATAATTCTTTCAGCAATTTGTAAATATTCTTCGGCATGCAGAATTTTTCCTGTTTGAGATCCTATGATATGAAATCTATCTAAATCTAAACCAGATATTCCTTCTAGGTCTCGTTTTTTCAATCTACCTTCTATATTTAGGTAGTACACTGTTCTCGGACCCTTTTCGCCATTATACTCCGGTTTTTGTGCAGTTGCGGCGAAGTCTAAGCTCGTAGTTGTTTTACCACACTTTGGCTGACCTGTAAGAATAACAAAACTTCCTTCTGGTATTCCTCCTCCTAGGATAATGTCCAAAGCCGGACTAACAGGTATAGTTTTTAAATCTTTATCTATTAAGGCTTTGCCGTCTATAATTATGTTATCGCCAAAATTTTTTGTTACAGAATCCTTAATCGCCATTATCTATTTCCTCTAATTTTGATAATATATTTTTTTTTGCTTTGTTTTGCTTTGTCTTTGGTTTGTCAATTCTATCAATCTTTATAGATTTTTTATGAGTTTCCGACAACTTAGCGACCTCTTGTGTTATTATATCTATCAGGTGAGGCGCTCGCAAAGAATAAATTTTTTGTCCTTTTGGGGTTTTGAGCGCTCTAATGATGGGTATAATGTCGTATTTTTTCAAGAGTTTATTGGCTGAAGCTATTTGATTGCGAAAAAATTTCTCCCATTTGGGACTTTGCCAAAATTTAAAATGCAAATCTTCTTTGTTAATTTTTGCTTTATTTTCGCATATCAATTCTGTCAGATATTGAGCTGCAGAAACATCCTTACCATTAGAATATTTGGAAGGATACTTATTATTTGCCATCTTGATTTGGTCTAAAAATATGTTTTTGGTTTCTGTTTGTTTGAGGATCTACATTTTTTTTAACAGTGTCATTCATCATAGAGGCTTCTTGTGTCATAATCATAACATGGTTACTTTTTTTCGCCGAAGTTTGATTAATCATTAAGTTTTTGCTTACGATTTTCTTTGCGGCAGATTTGGAAGCTGTTTTGATAGGATCAGATTTTTTTGTATTTTTACTAGATTGATTTTTTTCTATTGTAGATATAACCTGTTTTGTTGTAATCTTTAATTCTGACGCAATAGTATCTTGATCTTTTCCAATATGGTTTAACCAATTTATTGCATATATTTGGGTTTTATTAAGTCTAGCCATTATTCAGCCTCTCTTTCAGCATTATGTAACCATGACAAATTTTTTGTTCTTAAAAAGTTAAGATATAGATTAAATACTTTTAGATTTACAGCCCTGAATTTAAAGTCTTTACAAGTCTTATCCAAAAATTTGCTACCTATTTCATCCTTACCGTACATACTCATAGGATTGTATATTTTTTTAGAAGCATTAGTTTTAACAAAAAGTCTGTGTGAGCCATCACTTTTTATTATTTTTTTAGCGAAGGTTCTCTCGTCATCCTTTTCCAATCTGGGGTTATTTTGAGAATCTAAAAAGTCATAATCATCTATAAAGCCGTAGTATGCATTTTCAATCAATTTGGGTTCTTCTTCATTGACCACTTTTTGTTGAAATATACAATCGCTTATATCTTGTCTCATATCATCTCCATTTTATTTTTTTAGGTTTATTTATGCGTTTCATGCCTTTTGGTAGAGGTTTTTCTGGCACCGTTTCTTTATAAGAATTATGTTTTCTGTATAGATCATTTTTTTGATCTTCGCTCATAGTTTCTGAATTTCTATGAGCCAAATGACCCAATGTTTTAATTTCCGATTTAGCCAACTTTACAGAAGCATTTATAGTAGCCAGGTCTTCTCCATAATCTCGAATAGTATATTCGGATTCACAGATTGAACATTTTACGTTTTCGTTATAGTCCCTAATAGAGCATACAACACTAAATTTATTTTTACAGTCGTTGCAAATGTAAGAATATTCAGGCATAATCAAAGTAAGATTGTGGTAAGTATATTTGCCATTCTGTAGGTATGCTATACTCTATATTAGATAGTTTGTGTGCTATCGGCAAGTATTTGTTAGTTTTTTCCGGCCTAAAAGGCAGTTTAGATAAATTCATATTTGCTTGTTTAGGAGTTTTGTTACCCTTTTTCCTATTGCATACAGAACAACACGTGACTATATTTGTCCAATTAGTTGGAGAACCTAAAGAATAATCCCAGGTAGATTTAGGTATCACATGATCATAAGTTAAATCTTTGGGCAAAAATTGCTTGTTACAATATTGACAAGTAAACTTATCTCTTATAAAAATATTTTTTCGAGAAAACACCACTCCATATTTCAGATATTTAAAATAATGTTTAGTCTTGGCAACGGCTGGTATAGGATGTTTTTTATTATTAACACATTGTATGTAATCATGTTTATAAAAATCTATTATTTCTATACCATAGTTATTATTATTTTCATATTTTATTTTCCAATATATGGCTTTTTTCCAATCTATAATAGATATTGGAGAATAATCCGCATTCAATAAAAGACATTTTTTATGATCAGACC